AAGCGCCATCACAGGAACACAAACCTCTTTGTTGTTGTCCACACCTTCTAACAGTCTCACAACAGATTACTCAGTCAATAACTTTACTGTCACAAACACTGGCACAGCCACAGCCAACATTCTTTCACCATTTGCTGTGACTTCGCCGGGCATAACATTTACCAGCTTTACCCTCAGCATGACTGCTGCCACTGCAAAAACATTTGCCGGCGGCGGCGCAACATATCCAACACTCAATCAAGGTGGCGCCGGGGCATTGACCATATCCGGTAACAATTCATTTGGTGATTTGACTGCAACCACAAGACCCAGCACAATCACATTTACCATCTCAACAACACAGACATTCACTAACTTTACTTTGTCAGGCACAGCTGGCAATTTGGTCACAATCAACAGCAGCAGCGCAGGAACTCAAGCCAGTTTGAGCAAAACCAGTGGTACTGTGAGTGTTGGTTATTTGAGCATTCGTGATTCCAATGCAACAGGTGGCGCAAACTGGGATGCAGGAGCAACATCGAGCAATGTGAGCAACAACACAGGATGGATATTTGGTGGTTATGTGTTCACTGCTGGCGGCGACTTCTTTGCGTTCTTTTAGCATTCAGACATTAGGAAATGTTTGCTAAATACTCAATGAAAAAACTCTTAGCACTCTTGTTAATCGTTCCTGCACTAGTTATAGCACAACCCAAACAAAAACCCGGAGTGACCTATGATGCTGTGATTACCAGAGTCATAGATGGTGACACTGTGGCTTTCCAAGCAGATTTTTTGCCCGCGCCGCTCAAGAAAGAACTCAGTATTAGAGTGTACGGTGTGGACACTCCTGAAAAAGGATTTCGTGCTCAATGTCCTAGTGAAGCACAGCGTGGAGAAGCAGCAAGTGCATTTACAAAACAAGCCGTTGCTGCCAGCCAAACACGCCAGGTTGTGCTCATGGACTGGGACAAATACGGCGGTCGAGTGCTGGGCGATGTACTTCTCAACGGACAAAGTCTCAGAGTCATGCTGATACAAAATGGATTTGCACGAGAATACTACGGCGAAGCCAAAACATCTTGGTGCAATTGATTATATCAATCTTGGTTAGATTCAAGATAACTAACTGACTATGGCCAACACTGTTGAAGGAGTGCTAATCAAAGCACCACACCGTCGTCAAAAATTCACTGAAGAACAACTGGAAGAGTTCTTGAAATGTGCTGATCCTGACACAGGTCCGCACTACTTCATGGACAACTTCTTCCATATACAGCATCCTACACAGGGCAAAATGCTGTATCACCCGTTTGATTACCAAAAAAAACTGATTGATACCTACCATCACAACAGATATAGTATCAGTATGATGCCTAGGCAAACTGGTAAATCAACATCAGCAGCAGGTTACATACTTTGGTTTGCTATGTTTGTGCCAGACTCCACAATCCTAATTGCCGCACACAAATACACAGGTGCCCAAGAGATTATGCAACGGATAAGATTTGCTTACGAGTTGTGCCCAGATCACATTCGAGCAGGTGCTACCAACTACAACAAAGGCTCAATAGATTTTGAAAACGGTAGCCGCATAGTATCAGCAACCACAACTGAAACAACTGGTCGTGGTATGAGTATTACGCTATTATACGCTGATGAATTTGCCTATGTGCGCCCTACTATTGCCAAAGAGTTTTGGACAAGTATATCACCTACACTGGCCACAGGTGGCAAAGCTATCATCACAAGCACACCCAACAGCGACGAAGATCAGTTTGCGTTCTTATGGAAAGGTGCCAACAAGTGCGAAGATGAATATGGCAACCCTACAGCATTGGGCATGAACGGATTCAAAGCGTATCGCAGCTACTGGGAAGAACATCCTGATCGTGACGCTGCTTGGGGTAATAACATGCGAGCCCAGTTGGGTGAAGATCGTTTCCGTCGAGAGATGAATTGTGAATTTATTATCAACGATGAGACCTTGATCGCCCCAGCCAAACTACTGGATCTTGAGCACAAGGAGCCTATACATAGAACAGGGCAAGTGCGTTGGTTTGAACCCGTCCGCCGAGATCAAGTGTATGTTGTGGCATTAGATCCTAGTTTAGGCACAGGTGGCGATCCTAGTGCTATACAAGTATTTGAAGCCAACACCACACGTCAAGTGGGTGAATGGCGGCACAATCGCACACCTATTCCTGAGCAGGTGCGTATCATGGCGGACATGATCAAACACATACACGACACAGTGGGCGATGACAAAAGCATTTACTACAGTGTGGAAAACAACACCATTGGTGAAGCAGCCTTGATTTCTATCATGGAATACGGTGAAGAAAACATCAAGGGCTATTTCCTCAGTGATACGTCAAGTCCTAGCACACGCCGCTTCCGCAAAGGATACAATACCACAAATCGAGCCAAAATTGCTGCTTGCGCTAAACTAAAAAACTTGATTGAGAGTGGGCGTATGCGTGTGAATAGTGCAAGCCTGATTAGCGAACTAAAGAACTTTGTAGCACACGGCACTAGTTATGCTGCCAAACCTGGCGAAACCGACGATTTGGTCATGGCCTTATTGCTGGCTGTGCGTATGCTGGTCACCCTGCAGAGTTACTATGCAGAATTGGATACACAGATGAAAGATCACGAATCTGAAGTCATTGAGCCCTATCCGTTCATCTCTGTGATGATGTAGAAGTTAACTAAATACATCATGGCACAGAATTCAATTGGAAACGAACTCAACGATTTACTGATCACGCACGATTTTGATGTTGCTGCACTCAGTACCAAGACTGGCAAACCTGCTGTAAATGACCGCGGTGTTCCAGACACGTCCGAAGCAGACATGTTCAGCTTTGACTGGGTGGGCCCTACAGGCAAGAACTATGGCACCATGGTGATCTTGTTGGATCAAAACGGTGGCATGACTGTGTACTTTGGTGATAACTTGGGTCGCACCATGGATCCAGAAGATAAAAAAGCCTGGTATGGCGACGAAGAAACAGGCAGTAGAGGATTCCTAGAGCAACTTAAAAACTTTGCTATCCGTACCAGCAAGATTCGTGGTGGATTTAGTCTAGAAGATTTGAGCAAACTCAAGTATGCTATTGCAGGACAAGCAGCACTAACTGAAAGTTTCTACGGCACACGCAAGGTCAGTTATTCAGGTGCGCCAACTGATGCTAGACTCATGATCAAGCACACACGACCTATCACTGAAGGTGACAAGCGTTATCGTTATGTGGAGAGTTTGTTTATTGAAACAGTAGAAGGTGAATGTTTCCGTTTGCCATTCCGCAAACTAGCTGGAGGTAGAGCCATGTTAGAGCATGTGCGTCAAGGTGGTAAACCTTATGACATGCGTGGACAACACATTGCGGAAACAGTGAATCAAATCAATGTATTGAGCCAGTTCCGCAGAGCACATCAAGGTCGGGTGTTTGAAGGTGCCGCTGGTGAATTGGTCACAGAAACCAATCAATACTATCAACAGTTAAATCAGAATTTAAAACACATGGCCAATGGCCGCGGATACAATCGTTATTTTGAATCATGGAAACCTGGCAACATTACGGATTCAGATATGGTAGTAGAAGACCTAAGGAGCATGTTTATAGAAACACGCATTGACCCTAGGATAGAAACAGCTTTGCCCATGTTGGCAAAGATACAACAGGAAGTAAAAGCTATGAAAGAAGCAGAAATATTTGAATCATGGGCTGCCAGATTGGTAGAAGGAACCTGGGCCTTGCCCGATACCCCAGAAAAAATGACCGAACTCAAAACCTGGTTCAGTGAACCACGCCCACTGGGCCCTGACGCAGAAGATGTCACAGATGTGTTGTATGATCTGATTGGTGATGATTCATTGTTTGATCAACTGGAAGCTATGGCTACAGAAGATGCCACAATGGATGCTGTGCCCATTGTTCAGGCCTGGGTGACTCGTAATCAAGATCAAAGTCCCGAACTGGCAGAATTAGCAATGAGTTTTCAAACTGCTGCACCCGCTGAACCACCAGCTGCTGCTGCGCCGGCTGCTGCACCAGCTGCTCCTGCTGCACCACCTGTGGCAGAAGGCTCGCATGAAGAACAAGTCTCAAAATTAGCCGCATACAATGAAAAAATGGCCGGTGAAAATCCACCAATTGAATTGGGTCTACGAGAAGTAGGCAACTGGGCAAAGGTTGGTCACTATGGCGATCCTATCAAGACAGCCTGGCTCAATATTGCAAAATACGGAGTTAGAAACAATAGATTCAATGATTCAGTTGACCAAGTAATGTCAGCAATCGGTGAATTTTCTGATCTTGAGGATGAAGTATATGACATGTATGATATTAACCAAGATGAAGTGGATATATTATATAATGCCTATGAAACAGTATATGACCAATGGGAACAATCACAAGGCGACAACACAAGTACCTTTGAAAGTCTGCAAAGTATAAAACATTTGGCCGGCATGCCCATACAAGAATCTCGGATTGAAGAATCCAGTGAATATACATATGAAAAAATTGGCCAAAAACTAGCACAACAACAACCACATTTGGATGCAAACTCTGGTCCATTTCGTCATGCGGTTTATCACGAGATGATTGAATTAGGTATGACGCCAAAGTCTGCAAATTTTAAACTAAATTATGACGAAGATTTTTTAAGTGATGTTGCTAGTGCATTCCATCATTATGTTAGACATGGGATTGACGAAGCAGCACCAGTGATTGCACCAACATCCACTCCGTCATTTGGTAACGATCCAGCAACACCCATGAACGAGTGCAACTACACCATGGAAAACGAATACTGCCCTGTGCATGGTCTTGCAGAATGCTATGGCACTGGCGTGTTTGAATCAGAGCTGGCAAGAATGAAAGCATTATTAAAGTAAAGAGGTCATATATGGATAATACAGATATAAAATTATTAGTTGAACATTTGACTCGCCTGGAAGAAGGCGAAATTGGCCGTAAAATTGGATCAGCTATTGGCGGAATTTTTGGTAAAGATGCCGGTGATCGCTTGGGACAAATAGGCAGTAATATTGGTAACATTTTTGATCCTGCTACCAAGACTGTTGTCAAAGGTGATCCTGCAGCAGGATCACCAGGTCCTGCCACACCAGGTCCTGCCACACCAGGTCCTGCCACACCAGGTTCTAATAAAGCAGGACCGCCAGGATCATCAGAACCAACTGATGATAAATCATGGCAGGTCAAGGCAGGGCCCAATGCCGCAACGGCCGCGGATCAAAAATTCTTTATGAAAAATCCAGACGGTTCAGCTAGTGAAGTTACTCCACCTCCAGGCGGCTTTGGCCGCAAAGGCAAAGATCCAACTAATGCCCGAGGGCAAGAAATAGACAAGTATGGTAATAGTGCAGAAGACTATGTCAAGCAGGATATTTTTGCCGTCAGTGCAGCATATGGTGGTAAACCTACCAGAGGAGGTCTTGAAGCAGAAATACAAAGATTAGAAGATGCCAGGGGCACCGGTAAGAAAGTAGTTGATGCTTGGAATTGGAAAAATTCAGTGCTGGTATTGCTTGACGGTGACCGTCATCAATCTACAGGTGGTATTGGTATTTGGACGGAATTTGGTACCAATGCATCTGCAGGAGGCGACGCATTCGCGCCCTTGTACAAGAGAATGGGTTATACAGATTTCCAAGGCGATACCGATGTCCGCACATCAGGTCCATTTGGTAGAGCGTTTGGTTCTCTGCACAAAATGAAACGTCCTGCTGATGGCAGAGCAATTGTTTTATGTGAATTGTATCAATTTTATACTTTTCAATCAAAAGCAGGCCCAGGAATTCACATGTACACTGCGGTATTTCTGGGTCCTGAAGAAGATTGGGCAAATGGCGGAAGGGAAGAATTGCGAAAACTACATGATAGCATTAAACTAAGTGGCAATCTACAACCCTTGGCCCCACCTACCATGCAAGAACAGATCCGACACTTGCAAAACAAACTAGACTACTTGGAAAAAAACTAATAAGTCACACGGCAAAAATAAAATCTCTGAGTTTGTTCAAATGACATAAATAACATTGACACAGAGACAGAAAGCGCATATACTACTACTGTGTTTGCGCTTTTTCATTTGTGGCACAGGCAACACAATCTAAATAATTAGATAGGCATTTTACATAGGCAACTTTATAGGAGAAACAACTATGGCAACTTTAGCAGAAATCAGAGCACGACTACAGGCAGCAGAGAACAAAGGCAAAACAGGTGGCAGTGGAGGTGAAAACCCAATCTATCCACACTGGAACATGGATGAAGGCCAATCCGCAACAGTTCGATTTTTACCGGACGCAAATTCCAAAAACACATTCTTCTGGGCCGAACGGGCCATGATTCGACTGCCCTTCAACGGCGTCAAAGGAGAAATGGATTCCAAGCAAGTGATGGTGCAAGTACCATGCATGCACATGTGGAACGAAACCTGCCCGATACTGTCAGAGGTCAGCCCTTGGTTCAAGGATCCTAGTCTCGAAGACATGGGTCGTAAATATTGGAAGAAGCGTAGCTACATCTTCCAAGGCTTTGTACGTGAAAACCCTATTGCTGATGACAAAACACCAGCAAACCCAATCCGACGTTTTATCATCGGACCACAAATCTTCACACTGATCAAGAGTGCGTTGATGGATCCAGAATTGGAGAACATGCCTACTGACTACTCAGCAGGATTGGACTTCCGTATCACCAAGACACAAAAAGGTGGCTATGCTGACTACAACACTAGTAAGTGGGCACGTAAAGAAAGTGCGCTGACCGAAGCAGAACAAACAGCAATTGACACACATGGCCTGTTTGATCTAAGCTCATTCTTGCCCAAGAAACCTACAGATGTAGAACTCCGGGTCATGAAAGAAATGTTTGAAGCATCAGTAGATGGTCAACCATTTGACATGGAGCGTTGGGGACAATACTTCCGTCCTGCTGGAATGAATGCACCTGCTGGCACACCAGCAGCAGATGCGGACGAAGATGTTCCGGCAGCCAAAGCAGCACCTGCTGTGAAGGCACCTGTAGATTCTTTTGATGACGAGGATACTCCTGTGGCAACAGCACCAGTGGCCAAGCCAGCAGAAGGCAACAAAAAGGCCGAGGACATCTTGGCCATGATCCGCGCTCGCCAAAACAAGTAATTGACTTACTGCATAGACTATAGAAATGGAGGCATGGGCAATACAGTATTAGCCCATGTACTTTATTCTTGTGGTCAGGTAGAACTAGATTTAGAAAATTTCTTTTCAGATACAGGTAATTCACATAAAATATCAAAGTTAAATCAGACTGAGTTAATAGCACACCATCTTATAGAATTTCCAAACTCAGATTTAAAATGTATATTGCAACTTAGATCTGATGAGTGGTTTAGTATATTACAGGTTAGAATGAGTTATTTTAAGTGGTATAACGATGTACCAGCACTATCAAACTTAACTGATTTTTTTGAAAGAAAAATTCAACCTAACGATGATTGGGCAGATTTTTATAGTGGTTTACGAGATCCAAGTTGGCCAGATTGTGCTTGCTATGAAGAAATTTATAAGTTACCTAAATATGTGCAAGAAGAAATTCAGAATACATATCAACCTCCTAAAGTGTTGTTGACAACTGAATCTAATCTAGTAGAATTTTTATCCGAGGCATATTTTGATATGTTGATACTTTCTGGACAATCTGCTTTGTTTGATGCACCGATATATTATCTAAGTGACTATTTTTCAAAAAAAATACAAGCATTAGAACGGATCGCCGAACATTTGAAATGGAAGTACGATCATCAACGCAGCGACGAGTTTTACTCTGCAATGTTGAAAGCAAATCAACCTCATCTGTCTTGGTTAGAAAATATAGAACAAGCACATAATAATGTTATAAGCTCAACTCAGACATCAGTCAGTTTACAATCATGGGAAAGAGCACTAGTCATTGCTAAAATTTGTATAACGCTTGGGCGACATCCAAAAGTATTAAATTGGCAAGATAGTCATTGCTTTTTAGACAATAATAATATAACATTGATCAAATCATTACAAGGAAACCATCATGGGAAAACCATTTGACGTAAGTAAGTTCCGCAAGGAAATCACCAAAAGCATCGAAGGCCTTTCAATCGGCTTTAACGATCCAACAGACTGGATCTCCACAGGCAATTATGCCTTGAACTATCTAATTTCAGGCGACTTTAACAAAGGTATTCCTTTGGGCAAAGTCACTGTGTTTGCAGGTGAATCCGGCGCAGGTAAAAGTTATATCTGCTCTGGTAACATCATCAAGAACGCCCAAGCACAAGGCATCTATGTTGTGCTGATTGACAGCGAGAACGCACTGGATGAAGATTGGCTTAAAGCACTTGGTGTAGATACCAGCCAAGACAAACTACTTAAACTAAGTATGGCCATGATTGATGATGTGGCCAAAACAATCAGTACGTTCATGAGCGACTACAAGGCCTTGCCCGAAGGCGAACGTCCTAAGGTCATGTTTGTGATTGACAGCTTGGGTATGTTGCTTACGCCTACTGATGTAAACCAGTTTGATGCCGGCGATATGAAAGGTGACATGGGCCGTAAGCCCAAGGCACTTACTAGTCTTGTGCGTAATTGTGTGAACATGTTTGGTTCATACAATGTAGGGTTGGTTTGTACTAATCACACATACGCAAGCCAAGACATGTTTGACCCCGACGATAAAATATCCGGCGGTCAGGGTTTCATCTACGCTAGCAGTATCGTAGTTGCTATGAAAAAACTCAAACTCAAAGAGGACGAGGATGGCAACAAAATCACAGACGTCATGGGCATTCGTGCTGCTTGCAAAGTGATGAAAACACGTTACTCAAAACCCTTTGAAGGTGTACAAGTTAAAATTCCGTATGAAACAGGTATGAGTCCTTTCTCCGGCATGGTGGATCTCATGGAGAAACGCAATCTGTTAAAGAAAGAAGGCAACAGTTTAGTGTTTGTGACCAGCGATGGCGAGATCATCAAGAAGTTTCGCAAGAAGTGGGAAGCTAATGAAGAAGGTTGTTTGGATCGTGCCATGAAAGACTTTGGAAATCATCGAGAAGAGGTAAGTACCGCAGAGGAGACAGCGGAATGAATGAAGCAGTAGCAGTGGCCAGCGAGATGTGGTCTGAACTCAAACGTTATGTAAACACAGTAGATCGTGATGAAGCAGCCGAAACAGTTGTGGCTATCTTGATTGACAACGACTGTGATGTAGATGATATTAAAGAAACTTTCAAGAGCGAACCCGATATCAAACGTGCCCTTACAGCATATCTTGACGACGACAAATCCTACGAGGATGAAGATGAGATCGACGAGGAAGAAGATCATCACGCCGACGACTGGGAAAATTGATGACAAATCAGGTGTTCCCCATTCGTAACGACACAGCATGTGTGTACAAGTGGGCCTGGAACACATTCAGACTTTATAATGCAACATCAAGTAGCTGTCACAGAGTAAAACCTGTGACAGTTCCTTTAGACAAGTTTGATGATTTTCATAATACTCCTGAAGTACTCAAAGACAGACAAAAAATGCTAGCTGGTGAATGGCCGGGGCGTGGTTGCGAGTATTGTGAAAATGTCGAAAAGCAAGGTGGTGTAAGTGATAGGCTGTATCATAATGACATTCCTGGTCTTACCCCGGTGGATTTCGACTCGCTGGGCGATCAACGGGTAACCCCTCGCATTGCTGAACTTTATTTGACCAACACTTGCGATCTTGCGTGTGTGTATTGTTTACCAGGTTTTAGTTCAAGGATCAACGACGAACTTAAAAAATACGGACCTTACCCTATTGGTATTGTGCCAATAAAACAACTATCCAACAGAGATCAATATTTTACTGCATGGTTAAATTGGTTAGATCAAAATTATCAACACCTTGATCGAGTAAGCATCCTGGGGGGTGAACCGTTTTTGCAAAAGGAAATGTGGAGCATACTAGAATTTATAGGCACCAAAAAAAATCAAAATTTAACTATTTCAGTTAACACAAACTTAAATGCCGGCCCAGATACAGTAAAACGCTTTGTTGAAACTTGCAAAAATCTAATAGTCAATAAAAAAATTAAACGATTACACATTGACGCTAGTTTAGATTGCTGGGGGCCACAAGCAGAATTCATCAGAGATGGGTTGGATCTCAAACGCTGGCAAGAAAATTTTGAATATTTAATAACTCACAAGTGGTTGTCTATATCGGTGCATCAAGTTGTTACTGCATTGAGTATCGGAACTGCACTTGAGTTTCAACAACGCATAGCAGAATACAAAATCCAAAATCCAAAAATTACACAGGCATATCATATGGTTGATAGTGGATATGAAGAAATATATCATCCTGGCATGTTTGGAGCAACATTCTTCAAAGATAAATTACATACGTTGTTAGAGCATTATCCGATCGCAACAGAGTGGGATATAGAAACACGCAAACGATTAGAAGGTATATGTCTAATGCTTGATGCAGAAAAGCCAGACCCGTTGCGATTATCCAAACTTTGTGTTACACTAGACATGATAGATCAACGACGCAATACTGATTGGAAAAAATTGTTTCCAGATATTGCTCAATACTTTATAGAAAACGGAATTTAAACATGTGGTATAGTCGCATAGTGGCTGGGTTAGATGCTTTGCCTGATTTCATAGACCATTGCGAGGCAGAGCTTGAACTGGCCAAACGAGATTGTAAGATCTCGGGTGTGCTGGAAAAAATATCACTGCTTTGCCCGGTATCACTGAACAACGCTTCAATCAACTTCAAGAGATTGAAGCTGTTCTAAACTATCTCAACATACAATTACGCAAGATACGTAGAAAACATTTCCAAAAGTATCTAGAAGGATACGCTCGCGCACTTACTTCAAGAGATGCTGAAAAATACGCAGAGGGTGAAGATGAAGTTGTGGACTTTGAAACTATCATCAACGAAGTAGCATTGCTACGCAATCGTTGGTTGGGTATAATGAAATCTCTCGAATCGAAGAATTTTATGTTAGGGCATGTAGTCCGTCTTCGTACTGCAGGCATGGAAGATATTACAGTGTGATCATGTTGCGTGATACATACTGTTATGAAACGTACTGCATTTGTAACAGGCATGACCGGCCAAGACGGTCCTTATCTTGCTCGACTACTAGTTGAAAAAGGCTATCATGTTTATGGCCTTGTCAAACGCTATAGCAACCCTAACTTAGACAACATTCGTTGGTTGGGCATTGAAAATGATATCGAGTTGGTCACCGGTGATATCACCGATGAAAACAACATGAATCATCTCATGCAAACACTCAAACCTAACGAAGTGTACAATTTGGCAGCACAGAGTTTTGTGGGCGCAAGTTGGGATCTCAATAAACTCACTACAGAAGTAAACTCTATCGGTGTGTTGAATTTGCTCAATGCCATACGCAGCCATAGTCCTAACACACGCTTCTATCAAGCCAGCACCAGCGAGATGTTTGGCAATGCTACAGAAGCAGGTGCTCAAAGTGAAAACACTCCTTTCCGGCCACGTAGTCCTTATGGTGTGAGCAAGTTATACAGCCATTGGATGACCATAAACTTCCGTGAAAGTTACAGTTTGTATGCCTGTTCGGGAATCTTGTTCAATCACGAAAGTCCATTGCGTGGGCGTGAGTTTGTCACACGCAAAGTAACTGATGGTGTTGCTAGAATTAAATTAGGATTAGCAGATTCTATTACATTGGGCAATCTTGATTCCAAAAGAGATTGGGGATTTGCTGGAGATTTTGTTGAAGCCATGTGGTTGATGTTACAACAACCCGAAGCCAAAGACTACGTGATTGCCACTGGTGAGCAACACACTATTGGTGAACTATGCGATATTGCATTTCGTCACGCAGAAATTGATGATTGGCAATCGCTAGTGAAATCTGATCCAAGATTTAAACGTCCGGCAGAACTGTACAGTTTGTGTGGTGATTCAATGTCGGCAAGAAATACGTTAGGATGGCAACCACGCACTGATTTTGCCACAATGATTTGCGATATGGTTGACGCTGATTTAGTTAGACTTCAACCTGCTCAGCAATCTACTGATTGGATAACCTGAAGATAATTCTCCTAGTGTCCACTCTGTGTGGCATAGATCTTCTAACCACTCTGTTCGTTCGGGCATGAGTGGTTTTTCTATTGTAGAAAAATCCATGTTGGCTACAGGTGCAGCCATGCTATCCGCACCCACAAATGCCGGCACACCATCAATGATAGCTTGACTACCTGGGCCGGAGTTCTCATTTACCACAGCCCAGGCACGACCTAGACTGCTACGGAAATCAAACTCATCATAGGTTCCACGCAGAGCCTGTGGCTGTTGTATCTGTACACCAGGTATGGGTTTGAGTTTCTGTCTAGGATGTGGACGCACAACAATGGGTCTATCGGTATGTTCTCGTATGCGATTCACAGTGTGTTCAAGCCATTGGTCAGCAGCAGGTAATCCTGCCCATTGCTCACTGTCACTCCGTTGCATAGCTATCAAGATATGATCTCCCTGGTGCCAGGGTTGCAGACGCATTGCGAGTTTATCGGCCCGCCCTAATTCCGTTCCTTCACCCCATTGAGCACGAGCATTTACGCCGTTGATACCCATCTTCCAAGTAACCCCGCGCATGAGTTGTCCAACTTCTAATACTATAACTGGGCGTCCTGCTGCTGTAAACTCCTGCCATACAGCACGATTAGGAGCCATGCGTCCGGTCCATAACTGACTCCAGATCACTGCTACATCTGCTGCGGAGTTGTGTTCGGTAACTCGTATGCCGTTCTTTTTACAACCAGCAGCAAATGCTGCAAACACTGGCCCTGAGTTTAAAGCGCCAAATCTATTAAAAATACTGATGTTCATAATATGTAGTAAATAGTTATCGGAAACCATCAATGTACAAAATAAACTCACTTTGGTATAGCTCTGAACCACCGGATGGTTGGTTTAGTGTAAGGCTACAGGAACAAGTTGATATACATTATCAACAACGCTATCGTTACTACATTTTCAACAACATCCCAAGAAAACGAACCATGATCGACATTGGTGCCAACATTGGCATCTTTGCTCGTCCTTCGGCAGAACTGTTTGAACGAGTGATCTGCTTTGAACCAGTATTCAAAAACTTTGAAGTCTTGCAAAAAAATCTAGAAAATTACGACAATGTAGAATTGCATAACTTAGGGCTTGGCGATAAAGATCAAATAGTGACATTTGAATTACAAACCCTTAAATGTGGACACACCAAACAAGTTGAAGAATTTGTTCCTAACCCTGAGTTTGAAAAACATACCGGAGAACTAACCACACTGGATCAATTTGATTTTCAATCAGTTGACTGGATCAAGATCGATGTTGAGGGTTTTGAAAACGCAGTGTTAGAAGGCAGTCGTGACACTATACAAAGAAATCGACCTTGGTTGTTGTTAGAGGATAACGGACAAAGAGAACAGCATCGTCAATGGCTAAATGATCTGTGCGGACCTTACACAGCATCCTCAGTGAAGAGCAAAACCAATACTATATGGATTCCACAATGACCAAATACGCAGTAGTGACCACATTCAATCAATCAGGTTACGATCGATATGCCAGCCGGATGATTGACACATTCTTAAAGACTTGGCCTAGAGAAGTTGAGTTATATGTTTACACAGAAGATTGTGCAATCACACAAACAGCCCCGAACTTACATATACGAAACTTACATGAGGCAAGCCCAGAAATAGTTGCTTTTAAACAACAATGGGGACCTGATCCTCGAGCCCGAGGCGAAGTGGCCACAGGACCCATGGATGCCAAAGGCAAAGCACCTGGCCTGGGATTCCGTTGGGATGCCATACGCTTCAGTCATAAAGCATACAGTGTGTTTCATGCTGCTGCCAACTGCTCGTCAGATGTGCTGTTTTGGATGGATGCCGACATGGTGTGCCATACACCACTCCACACAGCATTTCTACTGCTACAGATGCCTAACACAGTGGGCCTGGCCTACTTGGGTAGAGAAAAGAAGTTCAGCGAATGTGGTTTGTATGGCATGAATCTAAATAACTCTATTACCAGACTGTGGTTGAAAGAGTTCCAATTGGCATATGATTCGGGCCGCCTGATGACCATGGCTGAATGGAATGATTGTTGGGTGTTTGACGAAACTAGAAAAGAAGTGCAGGCTCAACATCCTGAATGGCAAGTGTTAAACTGGAGTGCGGGATTGATCAAGGGCGAAGGCCATCCGCTAATCAACACTGCCTGGGGCGCATATCTGGATCACCTTAAAGGCAATAGAAAGAACACAGGGCGTAGCAACCACAAGGATCTTATTCGACCTAGAAACGAGCGTTACTGGTCGTCTGCATCGTCTTGATTGTATTCGGCCTTTGAGTGCTTGGCCTTGTAATGTATGAGATGATCACCCAGTATGGTATGACGCAGTGGAGTTTTATATTTCTTGCCAAAACTCTCACATAGATCAAAAACTTGAGCGTTGGGTACTGCCAACAATGCCGCACCAAACACATCGTTGTCATAGAATCTACGCAGATCTGCATAATCTCGTTCGTGGTATCTGCGGCAGTATTCTGTTCTGAATGCAGCAAAATCCGCATGTTGAGTGTTTACAGCAAAAAACCCAGTTTCGGGCACCAACCAATTGCCAGGTTTGCCGCCTTTGTCCAAGGTGTATTTCACACCCATATATGCTGAAAGATGCCCAGGCCTGAGTACTCTCTGCAATAATTCAATAGGCAGAGATTGTGTAGTGATCACATCCGCATCCAACCATATGATCCAGTCTGCTGTGCTATGGTGCATGGCATGCATCACACTGTAGGCTTTCTTGGCAAACTTTTTCATGCTCTGATTCAGACTAGTGTCCTTCTGATATTTTTTGTAATCTGGATCTAACTTGGAAAAATCAATCTGCTGTATACGAGCCTGCACAGGCAACTTGAATTCTTCTACATAACAAGTAAGCGATAGTTCTTCAGGCCAATGTTCTAAGAAACTATTCACACTATCTCGACCAATAAGATCATAGTACAGTTGATTGAAACTGGTTATTACTTGTATCATTTTATTGCCCATTTCTTCATGTGTGACCAACATACACCTGTGCGTAATTCTTCATGACTCCAATGGAACTGACTGAGTCGTTGCGCCCAGGCTTGCCGATCTGGCATGAATGGTGTTTCTATCTTGTTGATACCCCGAGTAGCCACATCTCGTGCTTGACTTCGTTCAGGATCTGTTAGAAAAATTGGAATGCCTTCAATAGCTGCTGCCACACCTGGACTAGAGTTGTGGTTTACAACTGCCCAGCAGTTCACAAAGTCTTGGGTCAATGATGCATCTGCACGACTAACTTCAATTTTGGGCAATCGTCGTCCTTGACATAATTTTAATAGTCGGTCACAATACTTTACTGCACGTTTGTCTCCAGGATGAGAACGTATTCGTATGGGTCGATCTGAATACTTACGTATTTCAACTATGGTTTTTATAGCCCAATCTACTACATCCCATCCAGCCATGCTCCACCCACCATCACGTTGCAAACACAACAAAATATGATTGCCTGCTGTTCTCCAGGGTTTTATCTGCACGCCACACTGTGCTTGTATTGTTGCCCAACGGTCGGGATCAGGTGATTGATCGCAGTATTCGCCAGTGTTGGCAAATATACCATCATAACTGTAACGTAACCAATACCCAGGATTTTCTTTATTTTTGTAAAGAAACAAATTGCTATCCGCTATGATAGTTCTTCCACCCTCTGCACGTTGCTGATCTAAGATCTGTTGTCTAAACTGCAAATGGGCAGCAGTTTTTCCATGTTCATGCACCCAACCTAATATAACAGCCACATCACTGGGTTGATAGTTCATACCAGTTTCAATTATGCCTTCGTCCCCAACTGCATTCACACCTTCTACAAAATATTTCAATGTGTTGACTTTGTCTGTAGCTTTTTTTAAACTTTCTGCTGTGTACTGTTCTTTTTTAGGCAGTGTGGCGGTGTAACTTATAATTTTCATAATTCTTGCATCATTTTAAACGCTGTGCCATTTTTTAATTCGCGCACATGATATTGCCCGTAAGCCATGCTGTGGCACCACGCCATCAGCAGATCGTTGTCTGGATAAAACGGGTTGTCAATTTTGGTCAAGTCTGTATTGGCCACTGGTGTTGCCACATGGCTAGGAGCCATAACAAATGCTGGTACACCTGCCAGTATGCTTTCCACTGCTGCTACACTGTTGAATGTGACCAATGCATGTACATCTTGGGTCAGGACTTCACTAAGTGGTTGATTGACCACTCGGTCTATTCTTTTAGGCGCACGTTCTCTTATTTCTACTGGTCGATTAGTATGTTTATTGATTTCAGTTACTGTATCTCGTATCCACTGTTGTTGATCAATACCATAATACTTGCAGGGTTTTTCGTCGGGTGCTGCCACAATGATTCTACGTCCTGTTCTGCGAGGATGTATTTTAACACCCAGCAAATCCCATCGATTACTGGGCCTTGGGCGTATTACTGTGTGTTGCAAATCATTCAATACAATTCTATGATATCTTTTAATTCCTTGACTGTTTGAATTACCTACATTGTTACCCACATATCCTGAATCCATGTAATAGAAGTTGTTGCCATCTTCAATACATTGTTTCATGATTTTATGTTTGAGTATGCCACGTAGTACCAATTGATTGTGATCTACGGCCACATCATAATGATAATCAAAATGCTCTGAATCCATTGGTGTCATCTTGGCACTTGCGGCCAACATGTTTATGTACTCGTCCTCACCGCCCTTGCTTAGAAAAATCCATCCACTCATGATAATACCTCAATGCTGCATTGTTGATGCTCGCTGCGATACAACGCGCGAAATGTACGTTGATGATTGTGGATCCATTCACCCAACGCTCGAAATTCACCTTGCTCCCAAAGATCGTATGAATCGATATTGTTCCAGGGATAAATCTCATCAAACACTATCACAGTGCCAGGAACAATACGATCATTCAACAAATTTAATATATCTAGTGTGCTACTGTACAGATCACAATCTATGTGTAAAAATGACACCACACCAGGATTATCATTCATCCAAGGAACTATAGTCTGATTGAACCATCCTGGTACAAGTTTTACTTTTCTTTTAGCAAATTGATTTACAACAATTTGTAGTTCCTCCTGCCCCAGAGCAAATTTTCCAAGTGGATGCTGTGAACGTCGTATGCCAACTTGAGATTTCAGAAACCAAGTCTCGGGCAATCCTTTGAAACTATCAAATCCCCACACAGTCTGATTGGAAAAATAATCTGAGATTATTTTCAGTGTGAGACCTTGATATACTCCAAATTCCATCACGTGTCCAGTTAGTTTAACTTTTTGCAATGCATGGGTTAAATGACTATATCTCTGTGGTCGTTTACTTTTGCTCTTACAGTCAATTATTTTAGCTGAATGTAAGCAATCTATGCTGAAGTTTTTATGATCAACAATCATGCGATCAACCTTTGCTGACAGTATTCAGTAAAGATGCGCTCTCTGTGCCATTCGTCACTGAAGTCACCTTGATCAGCAAACTCGTGAAAGCAAGGTGTTCCTAACGTAAAGTGAACCAATTTTGCCAATGGGTTCCATTCGTATTCAACATCTAACCAATTCCATCCAGCAGGTAATTCACCTAATCGTTCATCTGCTATCCAAGAGAACCTATGCAAAAACGCACCTGTGCTTTGCTGTACAAACTCAGGAGTCAATATTTTATTGCGTATAGCATTGCAATTCCATAGTATTACACTAGACCAGTTTTTACGTGGATAATCTTCATTGACACTGCCTAGATATTTTTCAGTCATGCAAGTTTTGTAGTCGTGTTTGACTACCATGGCATCTTTACTGTATTCTTTTAAATTCCATAGCTCGGCAATGTCTCCACGTACAATCATATCACCATCAATGAAGATAGCCCAGCCTTGATAGTCCATAAGATACGGTACTAAGAAACGTGTATAGATAAACTGATTTGATCCATCTGTATGTGTTTCTGAATACTCTCGAAACAAATTCAATGCCACAGGCACAATAGCCACTGGTTGGCTGCTGTTGCGTATGATTGAATTTACACAGGTGTGATAAGCTATGGCTTCTCTAGGATCGTATCCTACAAACACAGGAATGGGTTTCATTTTCGCTCGATATCATCTTCAACGCAGTTTTCACCGTATTGGATTTCGATCAACTTGAGTGGTTGATCAGTTTCATTGCACAGTTGATGCCACTCACCCAATCTAATCCATGTGTGTTGATGTTGTGCAGGGCTGGCTAACAAGTCGTAATCTGTGCTGTGCGGATCCACAGTATACACTGTGGCTTCACCTTGTGCAACAAACCAAAACTCCGCACGTTTTTCGTGACGTTGCATGCTAAGACGTTGCCCAGGCAAGACTGTGAGTTCTTTGAGTTTGACATGTGAGCCTACTTGATGCAACACTTGATAGTATCCCCAGGGTCGTTCTGTGATGTTGTTCATGGAAATATTTATCGGCGTACATAACGGTAAATACAAAATGGATCACTTCTATCACAACATTGACGGTTTCATGAGTCATAAAAACACCGTGATGTTAGACTTGGTATTAGATCAATTTCCTGCTGCGGGCACTTGGGTAGAATTAGGATCCTGGACCGGGCGTAGTGCTGCATATTGTGTGGTTGAATTGATCAACCGAAATAAACTGGGCAAATTCTATTGTGTGGATACTTGGAAAGGCGAAGCAGCAATTGCATATGATCCTGCTACTGTTCAGGATCTTGAAAATATTTTTAAACAGAATTTAACTCCGGTGATAGAACATATCACGATGTTGAGCATGATAAGCTGGAATGCTGCTGATAAGTTCAATGACAACACTGTGGATTTTTGCTATGTAGATGCCGGACACAGTTATGACGCTGTCACAAATGATTTAACTGCATGGTGGCCAAAATTGCGCCCAGGATCCATGTTTGCTGGTGATGACTATACAAAAGGATATCCGGGTGTACAAAAAGCAGTGTGGGACTTTTTTGGCCCGCAGGATATAAAAGTTCGTAGATCAGGGCGTTGTTGGCTGGTCACAAAACCATTTGATGACAGCAGTTTGATTTAAATAAAATATGACTTGGCTTAAACATTTTCGTGACAATTATTATGACTTACTAAATCCTCGAGTGAGCGGTGCCAAAAGAGGACTGACGGAAGGACTATATCAACGTGCAGAAGGATTCAATCTTGTGTTTGCGTATCTTGAAAGTCGCAATCAGCCTGAATATCACATTGTTGAAACTGGCGCACTGAGAAATCCGGGCAATTGGAAAGATGGACAAAGTGCTAGATTGTTTACAGAATTTGTAGAACATCACAGCGGAAGTGTGCGTAGTGTGGATATAGATCCCACAGCGGTGACTGCTGCCCGTGATTCTATCACATCCACTTGTTTTGAATCCACATGCCAGGATAGTGTGTTATATTTGGCTACACAATTGGATTTAAATCGTGTGGATCTTTTCTACCTGGACAGCTATGATGTAAAATGGGATAACGATCACGATAGTGCTCGGCATCATTTAATGGAATTCCAAATAATTGAACCACATCTCAAACCCGGTGCCATGGTTGTGATAGACGACAACAGCAGATTTTTAGATAGTAATCAACGCACAGGCAAAGGCCATTATATAGCAGACTACCTGGAAACAAAAGGGATTCGACCAATTTATGACGCTTACCAAATCATTTATAGATTTTAATCATGATCATTGATACTTTATTATTCAACAACGAATTTGACATGCTGGACATACATCTGGCCATCACCGACCAGTATGTGGATCGCTGGGTGGTATTAGAAGCCAGTAGAACTTTTAGCGGCATTCCCAAACCTTACTATCTCAAGGACAATCTCGCCCAGTATCAATCGCGCTACGGCGATAGAATCCAAGTGGTCACATTGGAACTGACAGCAGACCAGACCAATCTCATATGCGAAACCATGATGCGGCAAGCTATAGCACCTGCATTAGCAGCATACAGTGCCGATGACATCATTATCCACGGTGATCTGGATGAGATCATCAATCCTGAATGCTGGGCAGAAATCGTCTCCACAATGGATCAACATGATCGACCTGTCAGCTGCGGATTTGAAATGTACATGTACAAGTTAGATCAGCGGGCCGAGCGTGGATGGAAAGGTAGTGTGGTAGCACGCCGCAGCATGTTCGACACACCTCACGATTTATACAAAGGTGCCAGCATCAAACGCAAAAATAGAGATCATTGTGTGGGAATCAACCGGCCGGTAGGCTGGCACTGGACCTGGATGGGGTCAGACGATCTCATACGCAACAAGGTAGTAAGTTGTATAGAAACTCAGCACAGAGATCCTGAAGAGATGTTGCAGGCATTTAAAAGAAAAGACACCATTGCTGCAATAAATCACAAAGCCACTACACATGTAGTAGATACTCAATATCCCGAATCAGTACAGGCTATCCTCAAAAGATATCCCGGTTATTGGCATAATCCACCAGGGGATTAAAATAGCTACTCAAGCCGAAAAAGATCTGCATCGTGCCGAACGAGCTGCACATCGAGCAAAAAAACAAATGAACCCAATGGTATCTACACCAATCAATCCCAACGGGCCTGTGGATTGTGCCTGTGTGATCCACGGCGATGGATATGATTGGATCTATGTAGACCGGCTGTACAACATGTTGAATCGACATTTAACTCGTGGTGCAAGATTACATGTTTATACCGAAGCTACTCGACCAGTTCCTGACCATATGGTACGTCACGATCTAACTGAATGGCCTGGTGTAAGTGGCCGCAAACGCAGTTGGTGGTACAAAATGCAATTGTTCAACATTGCTCATCATCGCGGACAGATGTTGTATTTTGATCTTGACACAGTGATTGTGAGCAACATAGATTGGATAGTAAATCTCAGTCCATTTTATTTTTGGACCATAAAAGATTTTAGATCTCTATGGCAGCCAGGGGTGCTAAAAATAAATTCATCAGTTATGTATTGGGACACCAGATCCTGGAGCCATATCTGGCAAGATTTTGAACGCCACGGCCATGACAAAATACGAGCACAATACTCACATGGTGGTGATCAGGAATACCTTAACAAAGTTATTACCCCCGAAAAACGAAGATTTTTCGACGAGCAGAAAATAGTCAGTTGGCGCTGGACTGCATTCGACGGTGGTATGAATTTTAAAAATCGCACTTATTACCGGCCCAATCGCGGCACTGAATTGAGTCCGGAAAACAGTGTGCTGGTGTTTCATGGCGATCCAAAGCCACATGAAGTGTCAGACGCTGTAATAAAATCTCATTGGTGCTAGGATAAATACATCACTATGAGTATTAAAACATTAAAAGCAAGATTTGAGATAATGAACTGCGATAGCAATCTTGGCCAAGCATTGGTAACTGTCAAGGCCAATGGCCTTGACGTGTTTTCAGGATATTTGGCCGAGACATTGGATACAATTTCTGATCGGGACCCTGAATACGGACCGTATTCAGAGGCTCAATTTGATCTTGACGTTCCTGATTGGGTCGCTGGACAAGTTGGAACTGTAAGAATTCCAATGGAATTCACAATCACCGGCGGTGACATGTATTTGCAAGCGATCTATTCAAACTACTGTATGGGTACAGCAAAAAATCCCAATGATCCTACCCAAACTATTCCTGTTCCTGTTGCTGGAGATGCGGATACTTTTTGTCTTTACAACATGGACACTCAACCATTGGTCAACGGGCAAATCTTTCTCGACAGATATGACATTGATGCTAATTTTGGGTTGACCGGTCCTGGTCGCATGTTTGTTTTCAGAGGCGAACTAGTATCAATTGTTACGGTTATTCAGAAATTTAATGACACATTACCGTCAATCTGAGTTCATTTAACTTAACAAAAACCCTGCTGCATGTAGGGTTTTTTTTTGAGGTTGACCCATATCACAATCTGCACTATAATACGCTTATGTCAACACAAACGCACACAACAAAAACTGCTGAAAAATGTAGCAATTTTTCGCAAAAAACTTGGAAAAAGATGCATCAAAACGGTTGACCGGTATTTCAACAACTGCTACAATAGTGGCATATCAACAAAACGGGCTAGAAACCATGACAGCAATTCGCATTGTAAGCGGTGAATATCGCGGCAAAACTGTTAGCAACCAAAGCTTCACACTAGTGAGCGGGTTCCAAACAGGTGCCAAAGGCGGCTATGTAACTGTGCAAAATAACGGTACATTCGCCAACTGCCCCAGCACCATTCGTATCAAAGTAAACAGCATCTCTGACTATGAGATGGTATCAGGAGAAAACGTGACAGCTCAACATCAAACACCCTCGATACATGTTGTATCCAGTGAAACTGAAGAACAAGCCATGGATCGTATCCGTGAGCGGTTTGAAATTCTGACAGAAATGACCAAAGCCGCAATTGGCGGTGACATCCGTGCAATGATTGTATCGGGTCCTCCAGGCGTGGGCAAATCTTACGGCATTGAGCAAGAAATTGAAAAAGCTACCTTGTTTGACAAGATTGCAGGCAAACGACTGCGAGCCGAAGTTGTGAAAGGCAGTGCCACCCCTATTGGACTGTATCAAACCCTGTACAAATATTCAGACGCCAATTGTGTACTGGTGTTTGATGACTGCGACAGTATTCTTGTTGATGATGTGGCATTGAACTTGCTAAAAGGTGCATTGGACTCTGGCAAGAAACGTAAAATTTCATGGCTTAGCGAGTCAAGCGCTCTGCGTCGCGAAGGCATTCCTGACAGCTTTGACTTCAAAGGCTCGGTGATTTTTATCACCAACTTGAAGTTTGAAACAATGAAATCGCAGAAACTGCGGGATCACTTGGACGCATTGCAAAGTCGTTGCCACTATCTTGACTTGACACTTGACACCATGCAGGACAAGATCTTGCGTATCAAGCAGATTGCCAAAGATGGTGTGTTGTTCCAAGACTATGATTTTGAGCCTGAGACACAAGACAGCATTATTGAGTTTATGAACACAAATCAAACTCGCCTGCGCGAAATGAGCCTACGTATGGCATTGAAGATTGCGGACTTGCATAAACTCAGCCCTAATAACTGGCGTCGTCTTGCAGAAACAACTTGTATGAAGGCAGCCTAACATGGCATGGCTAGCCGTTATTGTTGCACTACTTTGCGGCTATCCATGGTTTGCGGCCTTCATAATTCTTCTTCTTTTACTGAGCGAATAACATGAGTGCCATGGATTTGTCAGTACTGTTTATGCTACTGCAAGGCTGGTTGGCCAAGGGTAGTTTTGAACGACAGCAAAATACATTTGGATGGTTTTGGATATGCCTGAGCGCATGGAATTTAGCCGAGGTATTAAAATTGATTTTTTAAGATTTGCGGAGTAAATCCGCAATAACAAAGTCGCAGTGAATTTCTAGCCCAGCGACTTTTTACACAGGCATTTCGGTGCCTGTCTTTTTGACTTTTTCTTCTGAGTGCTATATACTAGCACAATGTCATATCTTGTACTTGATCTAGGCACTACAGATCCTATCCAATTACGTTTTGCTATTAGAAATAACCCAATAGCCCACGCTTGGGTTGAGCGTATGAGTATTCGTAATGCTTGGCCATTGGATGATTCTACAAGATTTTACAATTTTGATTCTGTAGAACAACAAATAACTCGCGCAGAAACTTATATCCGTACATGTATTGACACTATCAACTCGTATCAATGCATCATTGACAGACCTTTTACATCAATTAAAGATAAGGATTGTCTTAATTATTTGCATCACGTATTTGAAATTTATCATGGGTTATTAGATCAACAGACTCATGATTTTTGGATTCAAGCACCCGACTCAGTCCGGACTGCATTAGCAGAACTCAATATAGCAGTGCATAGATGCGAAAGTGTAGGACATCACAAACCTAGATTGGTTTGCACATGGTTTGGTATGCCTAAGATATACAAATTAGATCCTGAGATAGCAAAACAATACGGATCAATCACAGTGCCATTTGGTACTGTATATCTAAATTATGTAGAGATAGGAAAAACTGTAGAAGACCTTGCGTACGATCAAGATCAATACATAGGTGATGATGCATTTCAACCTTGGCGCCACTATTCGGCAGATTTTGTTGTTCCGTTTTTTGACATAGACAATTCTATAAAATTACCTGTGATAGAAAAGTACATACAACAGCACCAGAATTTTTTTCTTGCTCGTGGTATTGAAAACGTGTATAATATACATGCAATGCCATTGAGATATCCAGTGGCTGATTTGCAAGACACCAGATCAAAAGACAATCTAATAGAACTGATTGCACAAAGACAACATGTTACTCGAGTATCTATAGAATGAAAAAAGCAGTTATAACCATAAGTGACGAAGTCAATATCAAAATTGAAGGATTGGATCTTGACACACGCAGAGATCTAGTAAAAAAGTTCAAATACGATGTTCCTTACGCACGTTATCTTCCTGCTGTAAGACTAGGACGGTGGGATGGCAAGGTAGCATACTTCCAGCTAGGCGGCAGCACTTATGTGAATCTTTTGCCAGACATTATTCCTATCTTAGAAAAACACAACTATGATATTGAGCTAGATGATCAACGTGAGTACACTACCACGTTTGAATTTGATCAAGTAGTTGAAACTAGTTATCAAGATCGAAAATGGTCCAAAGGGCATCCTGCAGAAGGACAACCTATCTTATTGCGTGATTACCAAGTTGAAATTGTGAACAATTTCTTGGCCAACCCACAATGCTTGCAGGAGGTGGCCACTGGTGCAGGTAAAACTATAATGACAGCCGCACTAAGTGATGCGGTCAGCAAGTATGGTCGCAGCATTGTGATAGTTCCTAACAAAAGTCTTGTGACACAAACTGAAAAAGACTACATCAACATGGAATTGGATGTGGGTGTGTACTTTGGAGATAGAAAAGAATATGGAAGATCACATACCATCTGTACTTGGCAAAGTCTAAACAACTTGTTAAAAAACACAAAGAATGGCATAGGTGATTGTACCATACAAGAGTTTTTACAAGATGTGGTGTGTGTGATAGTAGACGAAGTGCATATGGCCAAAGCAGATGCACTCAAAACCCTGCTCACAGGCGTGATGGCCAGAGTGCCAATTCGATGGGGTCTAACAGGAACCATACCTAAAGAACTGTTTGAGAGTCAAAGTTTGTTAGTAAGTTTAGGCCCAGTGATATCTAAATTGGCAGCAAGTGAATTACAGGATCGCGGTGTGTTAGCGCAGTGCCATGTGAATGTGGTACAACTGGTAGACATCCGAGATCACAAGACCTATCAAGAAGAACTAAAATATCTATTGGAAGAACCAGGTAGGCTAGATGCAATTGCACGGTTAGTGCTACAAGTAAATGAAACAGGCAACACACTAGTGCTAGTGGATCGTGTGGCAGCCGGGCATGAATTAGTTTCGCGTCTTGGTGATCGTGCTGTGTTTGTGTCAGGAGCAACCAAGGCCCGAGCTCGGCAAGATGAATACGACGAAGTGGCCATCAGCACAGATAAAATTATTGTGGCCACATATGGCGTGGCAGCAGTGGGTATCAATATACCACGTATCTTCAATCTGGTCATGCTTGAACCGGGCAAAAGTTTTACTCGAGTAATACAATCAATTGGGCGTGGTATCCGCAAAGCCGAAGATAAAGATCATGTACAGATATGGGATATTACTAGTACGTGCAGATTTAGCAAACGTCATTTGGCCAAACGTAAAACTTTTTACAATGAAGCCAACTATCCTTACACTCAGGAGAAATTGTCATGGCAATGAAAAAATTACTAGTGGTGGGTGATAGTTTTATGCATCCTGACTCAGGTTTTCCGGGGCAACATTGGAGTGAGATGTTGCCCGAATATGAAATCATCATGCGTAGTATATCGGGCAGCAGTAATGGAATGATTGCATATCAGTTCTTTCAAGCATTAAAACTCAATCCAGACGCAGTGGTCATGGGATTCACCCAGCCCGATCGTATTGAATTTCTGATCCCTCCAGGTCAGGCTCACAGTGACAACATATGGTACAGCAGTGGAAATAGTGCGTTAAACAACGATCAGCGATTGGCAGTGGATCTGTTTCGTGCCACCACAGATGATAACATGAATCTTTTTAAATCTTGTGTGATGGCCCGATGCATGTTCCTTGAATGTGAGCGTCGTGGATTACCATATGCATTTAATTGGAATGGATTGTATGGTGCGCCTGGTGCTCCGCTAGTGCCGTTGATAGAATCAATTGTGAGTGAATTTAGGTCTCGAGAATGCACCAATCTAAATGGCCACCCAGAATTTAAAATGAGTCCTGGATATCATACCGATGATCCTGTATGGCAGAATCGAATGGCCACCGAAGTTCGCCAAATACTCACAACGGTTGATGTCTGTTGATATAACAAATGAAACATTTAGTAAGTTATGTATCAGGATGTGCCGGGGATTTTGTTGTTAGTTGTTGCAACCATCAATGGAATCAAGCAATTAGCACAAACGGTCGTGTCATCTCGACTGCTACTATGAAATTTCAAGATAACTCTTTAGCTGATTCAGAATGGTTAGAGTTGGCCAACAGTTTTTCTGAATCATATGTTGGCACTCATTCTATCGATAAATTGCTAAGACTTCCAGTGATACCTGTATGGATAGTGGTTCCAACTGCAAACAATTATTCTATATGGGCCAGACGTGATTGTGCAACTAGAAACTATGCAGTATTACTAAGCCCATTTGGTGATTTTTTTCTTACCATAAGGGAATTGGTATTATTGGGCAAAGCAGAACGTGCCGCTGAGATGTATCTAGATTGGATCACAAACTATAATTGGATACTAATGCAACAGAGATTAGTGCAAAACTCAAATAAAATAGATGTGAGTCATTTGCTTGAAAAAAATGGAATTGATAGTTTGATTGATCAAATACCGCATTTAAAATCAGTTACAGCACAATGTAAAAAATTTCATAATGAATGGATAGCCCGTCAAGTTGATTTGTCTGAGTCTTCGGTGATTGATATTTTATCTATTAAATTATCAAAATTTATAAATGAACAGGTTTAAAGATTCTTTAAATCTTGGATATCTTTTGAAAATTCATTTGACTTTGCTCGATCATTGATGCTATAATAACATTGCTGACAGTTTCTTTTTAACTGTTAGAGTCATTGGATCCTGCAAGGTTGCGATTGACATTTTTATTCATAACGGAGAAGAAAATTCGTATACTTACATTAGACAACAAACCCTACGATCTTGACCATTTGCCCGAAGAGGTAGATGACATGAGATTTGCCATCTTGGATAATTCAGATCCAGCCAATCCAGACTATCATTATATTCCTTTAATTTTTTTAGAAAGCTTCAATGCACCTGCACTAGTATTGCAAATAGGTGACTTCAAGATCAAAATGCCTGTGGATTGGCAAATTTTAATTGGTGAGCCTGATGTGGGCGATCTAGAAATCCTTCCTCTCACAAGTGTAAATGATCGTGGATTCAAAGTATTCCAATTCAATCCACTGAGCAGTTTCCGACCCAGTTTTCCTGCCTTGGAGATCATTGATGTATATCAAGAAGTGGCATGGTATGCACCCAAATTAAAGAATGGGCAGATGTTATGTGTACCTATCAATGACGCAGAGCAACCAGACTGTGTGTATTTTGTCAAAGACATCAGCCGCAATTGCGAGATTGTGGACTATAACCGAGCCTGGTAATGGGACAACTAAAGCCCGGCGCTAGTTTGATTTACGAACGTGATGGTAACACAGTGTATGCTCGCGAGGCCGGTGCAGATTCCAGCACACGAGTAGAAATTGGGCATGACTACGACACATTTGAAGAACGTAGAGATCGTGACATTAGGACAGGAATGAAACAACGGCGCGACGGAATAATGGAAGATAAACTCTGGGGCAACATACGCAGAGCAGCCCAGACCAATCCCACTTTACAAGATGCCTTGGAACGTGCTATAATGATCTATCATCTTACCAAAACAAAATGAGCGATAAACTACACATCTCTAACGAAATGCGTCAACTGGATGCAAAGAATCGTGCATTCTATGATGAACTCACGCCTGAAGAACGCAAGAAGTTCTCAACATTCCTTATGGTACGGTGGGGATCAGCGGTTGACGGCAGTAGAGAGATCCAAGAATATTATGTGCAGAGTGTAAATCATTATTTGAACAAACACTTCTTTACCTTGTACAAACATCCTAAACTGCAATGGCTCATGGCCACCGCAGCCAGCCCAGGACTGGGTGCAATGAAGCATAGTTGGATATCACTCAAAAAGAAAGAAGCCGGAGACTCGGCCATGAAGAAACAATTACGTGAATTGTACCCACACTTCAAAGATGATGAGATTGATTTGATGTCTCAACTCACAAACAAAAAAGAAGTTGCACAACTGCTACGTGCCCATGGAACCGACAAGTAATTTCACATGTAAGTATTGTGCTAGATCATTTAGCAAGGAAACCACGCTGAGTGTGCATGTGTGTGAACAAAAGAAACGATATCAGGAATCTTCAGAACGTGGCGTGCAACTGGGTCTACAAGGATATCTAAAGTTTTACGAATACACACAAGGGTCTGCTAAACTAAAATCATGGGATGACTTTGCTACATCACCTTACTATCGAGCATTTGTGAAATGGGGTAGATATTGTGTGGGTGCCCGGGTGATCAATCCTGCACGATTTATAGAATGGCTGTTAAACGGCAATCGCAAGATTGACAACTGGTGCAGCGATAAGCTATACACCGAGTATCTCATAACTTATGTACAGAAAGAAACTGTGAATGATGCGTTGGCCAGAGCCATCGAATATGGAATTGACTGGAGTGAAAAAAGCACAGCACCTTCGCATGATTGTTTGCGATATGGCAGTGCTAATGCCACATGCTATGCTATAACCACAGGCAGGATCAGTGCCTGGGTAATCTACCACAGTGATTCAGGACAGAAGTTTTTAAATGAACTCAATGCAGAGCAAGTGGCCATGATATGGCCTTATATCGATTCAGACATATGGCAAAAGAAGTTTACAGATTACCCAGCAGATCAAGAATACGCAAGAGAGATACTAACACAGGCAGGATGGTAGTATGAATCAGCGTATCCTATGTGTAGGAAACAACACCGAAGACACTGATTCTAAAACACGATTGTTGGCTGCCAAGGCCAATGTCCAGTGCTACGGCCTACTGTCTGATTTAGATAACACGGTTACATTAGATAGCATTGAAAATATTGGCTATTATCACACCAGTGTATACGACATAGAATATGGAAAATTAGTTGACTTGGCCAATCAATTTGATACAGTTATTATCTTAGATCAACCCAAAGAACAATATTCACATCCTGACGCATTTTTAAAAACCATAAAATTATCTAAAGAAATAAAAACTTCAGTGAAATTTTTAAATCAAAACTATGTAAGTGAGATTGATTTTTTTGAAAATTTAGTCAACACCAATCCAAGTTTTTGCATCTTTCCCTTCATTGAACTTTTGACAAATCAACGAGATGACGGGCAAACCACAGTGTGTTGTCGTTCAACAACCCCCATAACATACGCCGGTGACATTGTTAATTTTGCTACAGACCCACACTACAAGGTCATTCGAGATAAAATGCTGCAAGGTGCATTGATACCAGAACATTGTAATTCATGTTACGAATTAGAAAACAAAAATATTCGGAGTGCTAGAAAACAAGAAACAGTAGAATGGGCCAATAGATTAGATTTATCAAGCCTAGAAGATCTGTCATTGATCGAACATCCAGCCTACTACGAAATTCGACCCAGCAACGTGTGTAATCTACAATGTAGAATGTGCAGCCCTGAATCTAGTCAATTGATAGGCAAAGAATATCGTCGGTTAAGTCTTATTTCAAAATTACCTCCTGTACAACGTAGTAATTTTGACATTGTTAATTTTACCAATTTAAAAAAGCTCTATGTGGCCGGAGGAGAACCCACAGCCATGCCCGAGTTCTATAATTTTGTAGACAAGTGTATTAAAGAAAATCGTGTGTTTGAATTTGTAGTGAATACAAATGGTACTAAATTAAATCAACGATTTAAAAGGCAATTGGCTCAATTACCAAACATGCAGTTTATTTTTAGCATAGATGGGTTTGATCAATTAAATCACTACATACGGTGGCCTTCAATTTGGTCCACGATAGTAGACAATATTCAATACCTTAGAGATCATGGGCATGTGGTCAGTGTCAATACCACAGTTTCAATTTATAATGTAGTAAGATTGCATGAGTTATTTCAATGGTTTGACCACTCACTTCCGGGCGTGTTGGTACATGCACAATTGGCCAGCAGTAAACAAGACATGCTGTCTGCATTAAGATTTCCAGATTCAGAGTTGGCAAAAGATCGACTTTTGCCAATAAAACAGTTAAACTGTTATAAGAATGATGCATTGTTGAAAAGTTTCATTGATGGACTGATATCTCATTACAACAGCGACCCAGCAATAGATCAACACAAGCTTCAACAATTTTTTGAATTTAATCACAAGCTGGATCAATCCAGAAACATTCAACTTGAAAATTACATTCCAGAATTAGAACAATACAGGAAAAAATATGAGTGCTGATATTGATATTGATGTGCCCAACAGAGATGCTGTGCTGGCATTGATTCAGCACACAGTGGCACGACAAAGCAACGGCCGGAAACACAACTCAGGAATCTATGTCACAGACATTCCACGTGACCCTGTGTTAGGATATGCAGCTATCGACTACGAAACAGCTGAATCTCGAGGCTACTTTAAAATTGATTTGTTAAACATGAGTGTGTACAATCTAGTAAAGGATCCTGCACACTATGAACAGATGTTGGCAGCTGACCCACCTTGGTCTAGACTTTGGTTGGATCCTGAATGGGCCCAGCAGATTGTTCACATAGGCAACTATCAAGCATTGCTAAAGAGTATGCAGCCTGATTCAATTCCTAGAATGGCTGCATTTATCAGTGTGATACGTCCGGGCAAAGCACACTTGCAAAATCAACCTTGGCCCAAGGTATTTGAATCAGTGTGGGATGGGGATGATACTCGAGGCTATACATTCAAGAAAGCACATTCACTTGGTTATGCAGCCTTGGTTTCGCTACATATGAATTTAATCAATACGCCGAACCAGGGTAATTGATTTGCGCTTGCCTTTTCTACGGGCAATATCGTTTAAACTGCACACAGGGCCGTGCAAGATTTCTAAATCTTTGTTCACAAACGTGCGTAAGCACACACGGAATTCGTCCCATTCACCACGTAGGAATATGTTGATGGGTATGGATCGATTTGATTCCCACCACCAAGTGTTGGCTAGATCTATAAATCTACGCTTGGCATCCTGATCTGTAACGGCACCAAAATCGTAGATAGTTGTAATAGCATCATCACGATTTTGCACTATGCCCACATATTCGTT